GATGCGCGCCCGTAGCCACCAGGCGCGCTCTCGTCGCGTTCGTCGTCGCCGATGATGGTGAGCGGCACCGCTATGCCCTCGGGGTATGCTGTCGCTCGCATGGCTAACTCCCGCAAGTCAGGTAGCGCGGCCTGTACCATGCCCATGCGGTCCCGCCGCCTGGTGCCGCCGCTACCGGCGTGTACGCTGCCACCGTGTAGACGTTGTAGCCCGGACGCAGCATGAGGCTCCCGCGCCATTCGGTCGCTTGCGCGAGCAGCGATGGCCCGATGCCGTCGGCGTCCACGAGGTAGATGTTGTGCTTGTGCGGGAGCGGGCTGCTCTCATCGAACATCGCACCCTCTGCCGCCGCGAAGTCGCGCACGATGCACGCGTAGCCTTCGTCGGTGGGGACGCGCACGAGGTAGTCAACCTGCGCGGTCTTGCTGCTTTTCGTCGAGGTCGCCTGGACGGCTACCTTCGAGTTGAAGCCGAGGGCCACCTGCGTGTAGACGGTCATGGTGAGGTCGCCGCCCTCGCCCCATGCGCCTCCCGCGTAGGTGCTCGCACTCGACCTCTTGAGTGAGAACGTGCCGCTCAATACCCGGATGTTCAGGTAGTAGGTTCCGGTAGCGGGCAGCGGTGTGCTGGACCCGAACGACAGCGTGAACGCCTCGCCGCTGACGAAGCCGCCCTCACGGTATCCCACCCCGTATAGGGTGCCAGTACCACCCGCCCCTGATGTGAGCCACGCCAGTATCTTGTCATAGTCTGACGATTCGCCAGCCGTGAGAATGATGCTATGCAGCTTGTCGCCGCCGGTCAGCGTGAGCGACTGTGTCGCCCACGAGGTCGTCAGTGCCGCAGTGGCGTCGGCAGTCGCCTGCGTGATGAACGCGGTTTCATCGCCCCAGCCGCTTCCGGTCGCAACGTCGGGGATGGCACCCGCCGGGATGTTGAGTTCTCCGAGCGGCTTGACCTCGAAGCCCTCACCCGTGCCGAGCGCGGCGTCTACCGTGTCGCCGTTCGATGACGTTGACACAGCGATTGCGTTGCCCGTCACGGTTGACACGGCGCGGTAGTCGGTGGTCGCATCCACCGTCGCGGTCGCAGCCGAGCACTCGACGCGCGCGAAGATGGCGTAGCGACCTTCGTTCGCAGCCGTGTCGATATCGGGCGGCGTGGCGATGTCCTGCCACGCGGTGGTCATCGTGAGGGTGGCGGATTCAGCGCCGCCGAGAGCGTTCGCATCAGCCGCGCCGCTGTAGTCGTCGATGCAGTCGTAGCCTGAGGCATCGCCTGAGGCGTCGAACGAACGCAGGCCGATAGCCATGAAGCCAGCGGCGGGGAGGTCGTCGTCGCAGGTGAACTTGAGGCGCGTGAGCGCGGGGACTTCGCCGGGGATGTTCTCGAACACGAACTGCGCAGGTATGTCGTCGAGCGTGTAGCCCGATGCGTCCACTTCCGCACCGTACCAATACGGGTCAGTCACGAGGTCGTAGTCGTGGACGATGTAGCCCTGCTCGCGCTGGATGAGCGTGTCGGCATTCCACTCACCGGGAGCCACCGATACGCTACGAACGGTGGTGGACAGCGGCTCGCTCCCCGCCACCTCTAGGATGGTGCCGTACTTGCGCAGGAACGCCACGAGGGCGTTAGCGGATGCCTCAGCAGCCTCATCGGTCGCGCCGAGAGAGGCTATCTTAAGATAGCGCCCGCACGGCTCGTGCCAATCGCCGTCGGCGACACGCTCCCCCGCTTCGAGTGCGGCGGCTACGTCGGCTTTGATGCTCGGCGTGCCGGTGTCGAATGTGAGCACATCGTAGGCACTCGACGGCACGAGCGGGAGCGTTGTGGAGCCGTTGCGGAGCGTGATGTTGGGGATGGTCATACTAGGCTCCCATCAGTGCCGTGCGGGAACGCGCACCGCCTACTTCGCCGCGAAGCACCTTGCGGACTTCGGATGCGATGGCCGATGCGTCTGCGCGTGAGCCGGTGATATTGAATACGGGGCCGCCCGCGCCAACCTTGTCCCACGGTGTGACGAGTTCGGTGCCGTGCAGCAGTGCGAGGTAGCCGCTTGATGGGCCGGACAGCACGCCGCCTTGTGCCGCGCCGGGGATGAGCTGCGATGAGCCGACGCCCGATGTGTTGCCGCCACTGCCCGTGCCGGTGACTCCGCTTATCGACATGCGGATGCCGCCGATATTCGAGCCGGTTATCGCATTGATCGCGCCGATGACTTCGTTGAGCGGCATGACGAGGTTCTTGTAGATGGCCGTTTTCCACCCGCGTAGCGCCTCATCGAACACCATGACGCCGCCCGCGACGGACTGTGCGATAGCACTGAACGCAGGAGCGACGAACGCGATAGCGTCGAGGATGTCAGCGAGGACTTGGAGGGCTACGTTCAGCCCGAACTCCACGAGGTACATCACGGCGGGCTGTGCTTCCTCCCACACGCGCTGCAACTCGGGGCCGTGCGTCGTGGTGAACTCGGCCACGATGTCACTGACGCGCCCCAGGCCCTCGATAGCGAGGTCCATGAACGGCTGTGCGGCCTCCACGAGCGGTGCGCCGATGTCTCGCTTGAGGAGTTCGAGGGAGTCGGTCAGCATCATCATCTTGCCGTTGACCGTCTCCATCTGTGCGGCCATCGCGCCGCCCATGTTGGAGTTCTTGATGCCGTTGACGATGGCGGGGATAGCCACCTCGGCGGTTATCTTGCCTTCCTCTGCGAGCTTGCGAGTCTCCTCGACCGAAAGGCCGATTGCGTCGGCAAGCATCTGCCACGCCGGGATGCCCGCGCTTGCGAGCTGTCGGCTCATCTCCTCTGCGGAGACGCGCCCCTTCGTTTTCATGTCGCCGAGCGCGTAGGTCACACGCTCCACGATGGACGGGTCGCCGAGCGCCGCGGCTGCATCGCCCGCCGCTTCGAGTATCGGGATGATGTCCTCGGTTGCGAAACCGACGCCCTTGAGCCGCTTCGTGTAGCCCTCAAGGTCTGGCAGCTCGAATGGACTCTCCACGCCGAACTTCTGCAACGTGGGGTAGAAGGTGGATGCCTCGTCGCCGAACAGCGTCTGAAACGCCATCTTCGTCTGCTCGTAGGCTGCCGCGCTCTCAAACGCGCTCTTGAGCGCATTGCCCACACCCTCCGCAACCTTCGCGGCGAACATGATGTTGAATGCGCCAGCGATGATGACCGCGGCGGCGGCTGCACCCTCGGGGCCTAGCTTCGATGCGATGGCACCGATGCTCCCGAACGCGCTTGAGAGGCCGCGCGTGAAGCCCGTCGTGTCGAGCGACAGCACTGCCCGGACTTCGCCAACCTCAAGTCCTCCGGCCATGTGGAGCCTCCTAGTTGAGCAGCGCCATCCGTCGTGTGAACTCGGCGCGCGAGATGGGTTCGGGTGCAACGTCGTAGAGCAGTTCATCGAGCGTGGGGAACTTCTTCGGCTCCCACATGGCGCACGCGATGAGTCGCGCGAGCAGCATCATGTCGCCGAGCTCGCGCTTGCGGCGGTACTCGATGACCTCTTGCAGTTCAGCGGGGTCGTAGTCGTCGCCGAGAAGAGCGGCGTGGTCGCGGGCGAGAAGCTCTACTCCCCGCCCGCTGTAGGGCGGGTGAACCACCCCGAGGCCTGCAACGTCTCGGCTATGGACGTGCCGAGTTCTTGCGGGCTTCCGCCTGCTTCGAGGTAGTCGTCGAGCAGTCCATCGACGGCCTCGGGCGTGACGGTCTTGTCCAACTGCGCAAGGCCGCCGTAGAGCAGCCCGTGTATCTCGCGGACGCCCAACACGGCGCGACCGTCAGGGAACAGCTCCGAGACGGTCTTGCCGATGGTCATCTCGGCCAAGCGGATGCCCTTTGTGCCGAACGCGATAGGGCGCTCCTTGTCGAGCGTGACGTGTCCGATGTGCATGTGCTCTCCCCTCTACCGTCGCTAGGAGATAGCGCCGGTGGCTTCGGTGATTACTCCGGTAAGCTGGAATGAGTAGCTGACTCCAACAAACTCCTTAGCGTCGTTCGTGACCTTGACCTTCGTGATGATTGCCGTGCCGCCGATGTAGGACGACGTAGCGAGGTAGAGCTTCACGGCTACACTCTGACCGACTGCCAGCGCGCCAGCCGTGGCATCGAGTAGTCCGTCACAGTTGCCGGTGCCACTCTTGAGCCCGACCACGCCGTACTCTCGGTAGCCGCTCGAATCGAAGTTCGTTGTCTCGATGGTCGCTGCGTCAATGTCGGCGTCCCACTTGTTGATAAGTACGAGGTCAACCCCACCAACGCTGATCTTGCCGTCCTGCCCGCTGACTGGTGTGCCCATGTAGAGCCTCCCGAATGAGTGAGGCCCCCGTGTGGGAGCCTCTGTCTGCCGTGCCTATGTCACCCGCTGTCAACGGGTCGTGACCGTGGAGAAGTTGCACACGAACAGCAATCGCCCCGCGTCGTCTTTCCCGAGGTAGAACGGCGATTGATTTGCGTGCATCATGTAGACGCTCGTGCTGCCCTGTGTGAACTTCGCCCCGTCGAGGAGCGTGAACGCAGCATCTATGTTCGCCTCGGCGGTGGAGGGAGTCTTGGAGCGGCACGTCACCTGGATACCGGGGCGCTGGTCTACGCCGCCCTCGAAGCCGTGGTCGGGTGGGGAGCCGCCGTACTGCCTGACGACGGTGCAATCGTCGTACGCACCCGTCACGCTGTCAGGCCACTCGTGATAGAAGAGGTCGGTGTCGAGCGTCCATGTGCCGCTCGCGTCCATGTACGCGGCAACCGTTGCGGCTTTCATACGCTCACCCTCTCAGCACGACGGAAACGCTGTCGGCTATCTCACGGATGACCTGCTTGGCGTTGCGGCGTAGCGGGTCTTCTAGGTACTTCCACTTGCGACCGCCCGTGTGCGCGTAGCCTGGTTCCTCATGCTGTTTCGCGGCGTATTCGAGCGGGTAGCGTATCCACACCTCATCACCGTGAGGCTCCACCGTGCCGCTACGCATGAGGTCGCCCGTGTCGTGGGGAACCTCGGCGGCGCTCTCGCGTAGGATGTCCTCTGCGGATTCCTCAAGCGCGCGTTGTGCGGCCTCGCCTACGCGGCTTGCGACCTGTAGCGAGCGGTTGGAGATGACCTGCGCGCTGAAGCTCATAGGATCACCTCGTAGTGGTCTGCCGTGCCGTCGAGTCCCGGCTGCATCTTCACGTTGCGCACCGGCCACTCGCGCGTGGCGTACGTGATGGTGTCCCCTACCCTCACCTCCGATGCGGTGAAGATGCGCGCCTGTGAGGTGAACACCTCCCCGCCCACGTCCGTCATCTGCCGCGTGTACGGCTCGAAGCGCACGCGGATGGACGATGAGGCCGTAGTCGCGCCGCCGGCCGATGTGTACGCGCTCGGACGCTTGAGCGTGGCCGCCTGGTTCGTGTACGCGCTGATGCCGCTCATCGCACCGGCACCGCCCCGAGTAGGTACGGCTTGAGCAGCCGAATCGCCCGAGGGCTCTTGAGCGCCTTCGCGCCGCCCGTCAGCTTCTCGCGTAGGCTACCGATGCTGTACTCGCTCACGCCCGCCGCCCGGAGCGTGTCGCGGTTGGACGTGACGAGCGCCGCCGCTTCGCAGCAGCAGGCGTTGATGACCGCTTGCGGCACGGACTCCTGAACCTCGTAGCGGTCGTGGTCGGTCGTCGGATACGGCGTGTCGATGACGCGCGGGAACGCGAGTGATTGCGTGTCGGAGCACTTGTAGCCCGAGAAGCGGCATCCGTCGATGTCCTTTGTCGCGCTGATGAGCGCACGCGCCTGGGCGTCAGCCGAGAGTGCAGCCCATGTCGCCGCGTAGTCGTACAGCGTGTCGATGTAGCCGCTCGCGTCTGCGAGGTTCACGTAGGTGTTCGTGCCGACCGTGAGCGTGACGGTGCTCGTGATCGCCGTGAGTGTCACTGTCATCATGCCACCGTCACATTCTGCGTAGCCTCGCTATAGCCCGTCTTGGCGAACACGAGCGTGTAGGTGCTCCCGCCCGTGAGGTAGATGCTCCAGTCGCCGTCCTCGTCTGCGGTCGTCTGCCGCTTCGGAGTGGCGCGGCTCGCGTCGCTTGAGAGGTACGCCGTCACCGTCGCTCCTGCCGTGGTGCGTCCTATCGCTACGCCGCCTACCTCGGTCGCTTGCGTGACGAGCGTGTCGCCGTCGATGTTACCTGCTGCCGCTGCTGCGATCTCCGCCACCGCGTCAGCCTTGAGCGATGCTGCGGATACCGCATCATTGGCAAGCGTCATCGCGCTTCCGACCGCTGCGGGAGATGCTGGCAGGTTGTCCGTCTTAGCCTTGACCGCTGCCGTGTCAGCCTTGACCGCTGGCAGGTCGGTGTCATGCACGTTGTCCAGCACAGCCTTAGCCGCCGCCACATCCGCAGGCAGGTTCGCGGCGTCGAGTTCGGCGAGTCGCGCTTCCGTGACGATGAGCGCGAGTGCGTCGATGTCGGACCGTGCGGTGGCAAG